CAAGTCTTCACGAGACCAGTTACTAGCCAAGAATTCCGATATGCTCAAGCAGATCAGCTACTGGAAAAAGAAAGCAGAAAAGGCAGCATAACTTACACCCGACGTCCGGCGGTTTCCGGTCAGGAGATTTAAATGTTAGAACTAAGAGAGCATCAGGTATCCGCTATCGAGAAGCTAGAAGCGGGGTTTGCAGCGGGTCATAACAGACAATTGCTTTATGGCCCGACAGGAGTAGGCAAGACAGAGTGTGCAATTGCAATCATGCGAGAGTACGCAAAGAATTATCAACGTAGCGCAATGGTCATGGATCGGGTGGTGCTTGTCGAACAAACAAGCCTACGCTTAGGCAAGTACCAGATCGAGCATGGCGTCTTACAGGCTAGTCACTGGAGGTATCGTCCTTCAGAGCGCATACAAGTCTGCTCAATCCAAACCTTATCTCGCCGCAAGCAGATGCACACGCCTGACCTGTTGTTGTATGACGAGGCGCACGTTCTGCACAAGTCGATGATCGACTATATCCAAGACAATCCCCAGATGAAAGTCATTGGACTATCGGCTACCCCTTTCACCAAGGGTATGGCACATCTTTATACCAATATCGTCAACGCCGCCACGACAGAACAACTCACAGACAATTCATTCTTGTGTCCTCTCAAGGTCTTTATTGCCAAAGAGATAGACATGGAAGGCGCTAAGAAGGTTGCAGGTGAGTGGGCGGCAGATGAGGTGACGTCTCGCGGCATGAAGATTACAGGCGACATCGTGTCTGAGTGGGTTAAGAAGACGTTTGAAATCTTTGGCGCTCCTAGAAAGACTATCGTGTTCTGCTCAGGCGTAGACCACGGCAGAGACTTAGAGAAGCAATTCAATGCGGCAGGGTATAACTTTGTGTCAATCTCATACAAAGAGGATGACGAGTTTAAAAGACTGACCATTGAAGACTTCTCCAAGCCCGACACAAAGATCAATGGACTTATTGCCACAGATATTCTGACGAAGGGTTTTGACGTCTCTGATGTGATGATAGGTATCTCGGCACGCCCGTTCTCAAAGTCATTCAGCAGCCACGTTCAGCAAGTCGGTAGAGTCCTGCGGGCGCATCCAGAGAAAGAGTTTGCCGTGTGGCTTGACCATGCCGGTAACTATCTCAGGTTCAGAGGCGATTGGGATGACCTGTATTCCAACGGTGTCTCAGAACTCAAGGAAGGTGGTGAGGCCACAAAGCCAGAGCCAACAGAGAAAGAAAAGAAAGAGTCGAAGTGTCCTAAGTGTCAGGTACTCTGGACATTCAAATCTGATACTTGTGGCGCTTGTGGTCACATTAGGATTAGGATGTCTACCGTTGAATCCGTCCCCGGAGAACTCACGGCACTCGATGCGGCAAACAAGAAGTTACGGGTAGAGAATCAAGACTTCTACTCGCAGCTTTTATATTATGCACAGGCCAAAGGCTATAAATCCGGATGGGCATTCCATAAGTACAAAGAGCGCTTTAATGCCAATCCAAACGGCCTATCATCGACACCCATGCACCCCTCGCCGCAAGTCTTGAAGTGGATCAAGTCTCGTGCCATTGCTTATGCCAAGTCAAAAGCGAGAGCAGCATGAACTTTGAATCATTTGCCCAAGCGCACGGTTTGATTATCAAAACCCTCATTATGCACAAGTGGGTCAGAGTTAAAACTGTAGACCACCCACATAAGCTAAATGGTTCATACAAGTTTGACGGGGATGTCGCCTTCATTCAGAACTGGGCAATCCATGAGAAGCCTATCATGTGGAGGCCAGAAACGCCCTACAAGCGCGATTTAGAGAAAGAAAGGGTAAGGGCTACCCAAGCGGCAAAAGACCGTCAGACGGCTCAAAAACGGGCTGCAAACAAGGCTGCGTGGATTATCAACCAGGGTTCCAAAATAAATAACCCTTACATGGCTAAGAAAGACTTTTTAGAGGAGAGAGGTTGGGTTTGGAAGGACTTGTTAGTGATTCCGATGCGTATTGCAGGAAACCTTGTGGGCTGTCAGTTGATAGATAAAACCGGCAATAAGAAGTTCTTGTTTGGACAGGTTACCAAGGGTGCAACAGCTATTTTTGAGAACAAGGGTGTAAATATTGTCACAGAGGGCTATGCGACTGCGTTGTCTGTGCGGCGTGCGCTCAAGGCTATGCGGGTTCGGTATCGCATCCACGTTACCTTCTCGGCAGGAAATCTCTTAGAGGTTGCTAGGGAATTCCCAGACTGCGTGGTGGTGGCTGACAATGACTCTACTGGTATCAAGGTAGCGCAACAAACTCAACGTCCGTACTGGGTATCAGACGTTGAGGGGTTTGACTTTAATGACCATGAGGTGAAGTTTGGTGCAGAGGTAGCGGGGCGCAGCTTACTGAACACGTTCGGCTGGTCTAGTGAAAATACTCGTGCGTAAAAATTGTACGTCCGGACATTCCATAAGTTCTTGCAAGACTTCATTGGCAAGTTCAAGGGATTGTTCGGGCTGTCCTAGTGCCTCTACGGACACTTGGATTCTGCCATCCTCTGTGTCCTGTAGGTAGATCACTACCGCCCTCATCGTCGTTCCTTCAAGACCTCAAGCAACTTCTCTAGGTAGTGTATACCCTTACCGATTTCTTGTTCGGACATATCCTTGCTACCCATACGCATGATGTACTTGAGAGCGCCCGCACGATACGCACCGATACGTTGCTCAACAGGCCAAGTATCGATTACATCCCAAGGCTCAACACCCATCTTCTTGTAGTGTGTGCCACCTACCTGCTTAGCGTTTGCCGTCCTAACCTCATGCTCAATAGATCCGCGCCGCTCTTCTATGGCCTCTTTGTGTTCTTGAAGATTATAGGGCTGTGCAACCCAAGGTAAGTTACTCATTTGTTTTTCCTTTTGCTGATTCAATCGTTTCTCTAATAACTGAAACTCATCATCTTCAGACATTATATTTTCCTTAGCCAGACGGTTCGTATTTTCCAATGATTCACAATCTTACTGTACCTGACACTCAATACGCCTCTCCAAATTCTAATCTCAAACCCTGCCGAGTACGGATCGGTGCTTGGGTAGATGTTTAAACCCTGACGAGGCGGATCTCCTTCATGCTTGTAACAGATCATACTTTGCTCCTAACAGTTCAACTTTCGGTTCATTAAACAGCCATGCTGATGCAGGGTCTGGGTGTGATACAAAGTTATTCATAAACCTAATGTGATCGGCATGACTCATTCGATAGTCTTGTGAAATAAAACGAGCGTTATTCTTGATTTGGTAAAGCTCCACATTTACTAATGGTTCTTTTTTTGAACCTTTCGGAGTGCCAGCCTTCTTTCGTTTACCGACAAGCTCAACGGACTCGCCTTCACCAAGTTTATACGCCTTTGTGGGTACACCATGCTTGCCCTTTCGCCATTCACATACATAGATGTGTCCCGTGTCTTCTAATAGCCGTAGATGCTTAGAGGTAGCCTTGGTTTCTGAGCCTACCCCGAATGCAATCTCTGCCGCAGTCATGCTAACTCTGGTTTGTAGTAGGTCAATAATTGCTTGTTGCTTAGGACTAATCATTTGCGCTCCTCAAAATTATAAAACCAATCGTCACCCGCACTCCATTTGCGTGTGCCGTCCACCGTCCAGAATGTTTGCGCTGCCTGAAAGTCTGGAAACTTTGTCTCAGTTGGAACAAGGCTCTGGTCGTACCACAAGCACCTGTTGTTTGGTTGACAGGCAAACTGACCATTCTCAAGGCGTATCCAGTTGAACGACTTGTGTTCTTCTGCTTGCTCTGTAAAACCTGTGTCCAAGTCCTGTCCATCAGCGCAAAAATCTACTGTGAATAGGTACTGACCACACAACCAAGTCTTGTCTTTGCTCAAGAACTTAACGCCTAAGTTACGCAGCCCAATCTTCTCAATGACCGTAAACTTGTACCCCATACAATCCCAAAGTTGAAGGGTGTCAATAGGTAACATGGCAGGACTGTTTGTGTGCCACACATAAGCGTGTATCGGTAACTTGTCATACAGCGCACCGTAGTGAGGTAGCAGCGACTCTATGCGAAAGACCTGACCCCTTAGCGCCTTGAGGCTGACCCAGATAGCGGGTTCGTATTCGCCATGCCCCTTAGTGAAGTTGTACAAAAACTCACGCCGCACAAAACACTTTAAGGGAGGTAGTGATGCAACTATATAACTCATGTCTTCACCTTAAATTTAGGCAGCGGATACCAAGCGGTAAAGTCCTTCAGGTTTCTTGCAGATAGCACAGCAAAGACAGCCACGCCACTTGGGTTCAATGCAATTAACTTCCTGCCATGCGGTGCTGCTGTCATGTCGGTACACCACTCTGGGTCTGCGTCAGTTAGTGGTGGGATCATGTGTTGCGCTCCTTTAGTTTGGCTTCGATATCAAGCACAAGATCGTAAGCGCTAGTTATACATTCACCATATGTGTTGTGATGTGCGTTGTAAAT